AACGTTTGTAAAATAATTGGACCTCCAGGCACAGGTAAAACAACAACGTTATTACGTTTAGTAGAGGAGCAGTTGTCCGAGGGTCGTGAGCCAGATAGAATTGGCTACTTTTCTTTTACCAAGAAAGCTACACAAGAAGCTATCGACAGAGCTTGCACTAAATTTAAAGTTCCTCGCAAAGATTTAAAATGGTTTAGAACTTTACACAGTCTTGCGTATCAATGGTTAGGTTGTACATACACCGACATGGTACAAAAACAAGACTTCAAAGATTTTTATAATGAGCATGGCATTGATATTTCAAAATCAATTAAAACAGATGATGTTCCTTTTGGTGAAGAGGATTCAGGATTATCTTTATTAGATTTATATCGTGTTAAAAATACTTCACTAGAACAAGAGTTTAGAAATCATGGACATGTTAAAGGTGGTCTACAAAGATTACAACGAATAGACAAGCTCTATCGCTTATTTAAAAATCAACGAGGTGTCAAAGATTATACAGATTTAATTACAGAGTTTAACAAGGTAGATCAGTCTCCTCGATTAGATATTGTTATTGTTGATGAAGTACAAGATTTAAAACCAAACGAATGGGAAATGGTTCGCATCATGATGAAGCAAGCGTCAGCTACTTATTTAGCAGGGGATGATGATCAAGCTATTTATTCTTGGAGCGGCGCTGATGTTTCTAAATTGATTGATTTGGACTGTCATTTGCAAGTTTTAAATCAATCATATAGAATACCAAAAACAATATTCGCAAAGTCGAACAATCTTGTGTCCAGAATAAAAAAAAGAATTAATAAAGAATGGCAACCTCGAAAAGAAGAGGGAAAAGTTCGCAATACAAATTTTGAAAGTATAGACCTTAACGAAGGTCAGTGGTTAATTCTTGGTCGAACAAATTATTATATTGATGAAGTGTCAAAAGAGTTGAAAAATAAGGGTTTTTTCTATGAAAAAAATAATAGATTGTCGATTAGTAATGACATCGCCACAGCTTATCGCTCGTGGATTGCATTACAAAAGAACGAAGAGATTCCCTACTCACATGTAAAGATCATGTATCAATTCATGTCAGTGGGCGATCAAGGGGTGTCGAGAGGCAAGAAAGGATTACCAGGAGCTGATACGGAATCACAATATTCTTATGAAACCTTATCAAAAGAATGGGGCCTCAACACACCTTTGAATTATTCTTGGGAGGTAGCTCTTATAAGAATTACAGAATCAGATAGAAATTATATTAAACATATACTTAGAAGCGGGCATGAGTTAGACGAGAAACCTAATATAAAGCTTTCAACCATTCACGGAGCAAAGGGTGGAGAAAGTCAGAATGTTATTTTATTTTCAGATATCTCAAAAAGAATTAACGATAACATGTGGGCTAATAGAGATGATGAACGTCGTGTTTTTTACGTAGGTATGACACGGGCTAAAGAAAATTTGTACATTGTTCCTTCTACTTCGCCCTACGAATTTGAGGAGATACTAAGATGATATTTGAACAACAAATGGACTTATTAAAAAAAGATAATAAACCAGAATGGACACGACCAAGTTTTCCTGATGTTACAGGAATACAACAAGTAGCAGTAGATTTAGAAACGTATGATCCTCAGATTAAAAATCTTGGTGGTGGATGGGCGACGAACAAAGGTTTTGTTGTTGGTGTCGCTGTTTCTTTCGATGGCTTTGATGGATACTTTCCTGTGCGCCATGAAAGAGGAGGAAACTTTTCAGAAGAAGAAGTGAAGAAGTGGCTTCGAAAATTATTTAAACAAGATCCTATTGTGATTTGTCACAATGCTGTCTACGATTTAGGTTGGCTTCGTCGTTGGGGTGTCGATTGTGATGTCACTAAAGTCTACGATACGTTGATCGCAGCTCCTTTAGTTGATGAAAATAGATTTAGTTATAGCTTGAATAATTTAGCAAAAGATTATTTAGGAGAAAGAAAACAAGGAAACATTTTAGAAGACTTTGGTAAAGAACATGGCTTTAAAGCAATTGAAAATATGCATTGGGTTCCTGTGGAGTACGCTGGTATTTATGCAGAGCAAGATACAAGACTTACATTAAAGCTTTGGGAAGTTCTACGAGTTGAAATACAAAAGCAAGGACTTACTGATATCTTTAATTTAGAAACAGATCTATTACGCCTGCTTTTAGAAATGCGTTGGAAAGGTGTTCGTGTTGATTTAGAACAAGCAGAAAAGACAAAGAAGTTTTTCAAAGCAGAAGAAGAAAAGATTTACAGCAACATCAAAAAAGAAACAGATATTAAAATTGATGCCTCAGATATTTACACTGCTGCCTCCCTACAAAAGGTATTTGATAAGCTAGGGGAAAAGTACGAATACACAGAAAAGAATAAGCAAGCTAAGATCAGCAACACAGCTATGAAAGAAAGTGAGAATCCTTTGATTCAATCACTATCCATAGCTAGAGAATATAATAAAGCACATACAACCTTTATTGATTCTATTCTCAAGCATCAAGTTGATGGTCGTATTCATGCAGAAATTAATCAATTAAAAGGGGAGTATGGGGGCACGGTCAGTGGGCGGTTGTCCATGAATAATCCTAACTTACAACAGGTCCCTGCTAGAAACGAAGCGATCGGTCCTAAGATACGATCTTTATTCTTACCAGAAGAAGGAGAAAAATGGGCTTCCTTAGATTATTCACAGCAAGAGCCTAGACTCCTCGTACATTATGCCAAAAAACACGGTTTAGAGGGCGCTGACACCATGATTAAGTTCTTTCGTGATGGAGAGGACTTCCACCAAGTAACAGCAAATATGGCAGGAATTTCAAGGAAAGAAGCCAAAACAATAGGATTGGGCCTGATGTACGGCATGGGTATAGCTAAGTTAGCAGCTTCTCTTGATATCAGTCAAGAAGAGGCAAAAGCTTTGAAGAAAAAATACAACGATAATGTTAGTTTTTTAAATAATATAATTGTCCGTGCTACAAGATACACAGAACAAAATGGATATATTAATACACTGCTCGGAAGAAGATGTCGTTTTGATTTGTGGGAGAATAAAGACTTTCACGACAAGCGAATGATGTCTTATGAGAATGCTAAGAAAACTTGGCAATGGAATGAAATGAAAAGAGCAGGGACCTATCGTGCATTGAATAGGTTAATACAAGGTTCAGCAGCAGATCAAACCAAACAAGCCATGGTGAATCTGTGGAAGGATGTAGGGGTTATTCCTATGATTCAAATACATGACGAACTCAATGTCTCCGTAGCCAGCGAGACCCAGGTAAAAGAGATTAAAGAGATGATGGAGTCTGCTGTTGAACTACACGTACCTGTTAAATGCGATGCAGAGATAGGGAAAAATTGGGGAAATATTAAATGAGAATAATGTATCAAAGTGGAGAACTTAAACTCAGCTTAACGAAACAAGAAATAAAACACATTGTAGATAGTTCTGGTAGTCCGGTGACCATGGATATTAAAATGTTAAAAGTTTTACATGAGGATATATCTGATTGTGTTAAAGCTCATTGGTCTAATATAGAAGTGTGGGAGGCCATTGAAGAACATCTAGTGTCTCAAAAAAGCATAAGTAAAAAAGAAAAATAAGCATTATATTCTCCTCGAAATAATCAAGGAGATAATAATGTTTAACTTAACCGATAAAGCAAAAAATCATTTCCTAAACTTCTTCAAGGAAGAAGATAAGGATCAGTCAATAAAAGAATTCTGCCAATCAGAATATAAAAAAGATTGGTACGCAGCTTATAGATTCTATAAGGAAGAAGGTCAGTTCCCTAATTTTATTAGGAGAACACTCTAAGCGTTTGCAACAATTTCAGCTAAGGCTTCGCATCTCACAGGGGTTTGCGAATGCCATCTGGAATCCTGCATTTCCAGTGACGCCTGTTTTCTATCGCCATCAGATAATGCTCTCCACATTTTTTTAAACTTTGAAACACCTGTTTTTCCTAACTGAAACACCATTTCGACTATCACATGTTCGATTGCCTGTGGTAATCGTTTATCCGCTTTATAGTTTTCTGATATTAATTGCTCTGCTCCTGCACAAGCTCTATTCAAATCTATTAAAAATAGGTCTTCTATTTCATCTGTTGATATTTTAACACCTTCTTTAAACCTTTGTCTTTCATGTGGTTGTACAAGGTGGCCGATTCCTATCGTGGCTTTTCCCAAGGTATCTAGGTAAACAGTATCTACACAACCTTCATGGTCGCGTATTCTCGCTTTTAATTCGTCAGTAATTTTAATTGTATTCATTGTGATCCTATACCCCAATGTTCTTCATGAGGGTCTTTTTCCTTTCTTTTAAATATAAATGTACTTATTAAATTTCTAATGTGTGTAAATATTCTCATATTATCTGACAGATAATATACCAGTTCCATAAATGTTGTTAGTACTTTTTTGCATTTCTGCTAATCTACTATCAACGGAACCACCTTCGGCTGCAAAAAGAGGACCTACTACTCCTCTAGAAAGATTACTTTCATTAATCTGTTGCATTCTTTCATTAATTCTTTCAGGACTCATATTTAAATTTTGCATTCTATCATAAATCATTTGACCAGATTCAGTTAGATTGGCTACATTATTTTGATTAGTATTTCTAATATTTGATGTTTTTATTTCTTCCAACAATTCTCTTTGTCCTTCAGGCATTACTTTAAATCCTGGAGGTTGTTGGGGTAATCCATAGAGTGTTGAAGGTACCATTGTATCTAATTGTGTTATACCTTGTTTAATTAAATCTGCTTGTTGTTTAGCAGTCATTTGTTCTCTTTCAGTAAGAGCAATATCCTGTAGTTCAGGATCTTTTAATATACTTAATTTATGATTTAAAGGATTTGCAATTTTTTCTTTTTGAACATCTGTTAAAGCACTTATCTTTTCACCAAGTTGTTGTCTTTTTTGATCAACAGTATCTGAAAAACTTTTAAATGCATTAACAGCTAAACCAAATAATCCACCGGAACCTAAATATTGTTGTGCTGCTTGACCCACACCTTGTGCAAGACTACCTAATCCAAAACCAATATCCCCCATAACTTCTCTTGTTGTAGGACCATATTGTTGAACTAATCTTTGTCTCTCTTGCTCTAACGTTCTAGGAGCATCTAGCTTCATTTGAGTGACACCTGTAACACGACTTCCTGTATCTGTATAAACAGGCTTTGTGTATAGGTTTTTGAATCGCTGAAGTTCATCAGCTTGCGTCATTCTTCTAACTGCTCTGTCATCAGAGACATCTGGTCGAGATGGAAAGAATTCTTTACGGCCTCTAGCAGCGTCTAAATCTCTAGCAATATCTGCTCTACTTGTTCTAGCTCTACTGATATT